AATATTATAACAGAAACATGTTATACTTCTAATTTTGTAAACCTCAGTGAAAAAACTTTTAAACCCATTATATGTAAACGACCATTTTTAATATTGGGGGTACCGGGTTGTTTGCAGCATTTAAAAGATTTAGGATTTAAAACTTTTAATAAATGGTGGAACGAGAGCTATGATTTAGAATTAGACAATGCTAAACGTCTGCAACAAGTTTATTATATTACAGAAAACATTTTAAATACACCGTTTGAAGATTTAAAAATAATGTTAAACGAAATGAATGATATATTAGAACATAACCATAATCATTTAAATTACGTGTCAAAACACTTAGTTCCATTAATTTAAAAATTTAAGTAACTCAAAATAGTAATCTTTATTATTGTTGTATCTAAATTTTAAATTATCGTAATTATGAACTAAAATATCTAAAAATTCTTTTGTCATGTCGTTTAATTGATTTTTTGGCATCGATAAAACTCTTTGAATTTGAGTTAATGCTGCTAAAAATCGTTCTCTATCATTTTTTATATTATCATAATCTTCATTAATGTATTTAGAATGAAACGTTCTGAATCCCAACTCTCTAAGATATTTTAAACTATATGGTTGAGAAAATAATATAAAAGGTTGTAAAAATACCATAGGTTTGTAAATCTTTTCGCTAAAAAACATTTGATCTTCAATGTACTCAAAGTAAGTTTCTGAAACTATGTGTAGATAAGAATTTAAATATTTTTCAATATTAAAATCATGTGTTGGATTATCAACTGCTAACTTAACATCATATTCTTTCGGCAAGGTACTTATTAGATTTTTTTTCTGATATTTACGCAATGTTTTATAATTAAAAAAATATTTTTTTTCTATTTGTAGTATTTCGTCTAAATTTACAGCATTATCTCCTATTCCCATAGTTAATATACCATCGTTTCTATAATCATATAGTTCTGTATATAACATTAATCTCTGTGCTTTAGGTCTTCGTTGCAGGCAAATAAACTTATGATCTCGTGTTTTATTAGTAAATATATTTTCTAGAACAGTATGATATACAGTTTCATCGTGAAAATTAATAATATTTTCCCAGAAATTATAATAAATGTTTTTTATACCCTTTTTTGATTTTTTTATTAAATTTCCTGTAATTAAAATAAAATCAGAATATTTTAAATTATATTTTTTTATAAGCTTATCATTTAATAAATCTTCAAATCTAGATAACTCGTATCCTTCTAAAATATTAATGATAAGCAATTTGCATTTTTCATTTTTTATATCGTTTATGATATTGTCTGGAACATCAAAATTATAATGATCAGCATAATGAAAAAAGTTACACGACAGATTAATGGGATAAAAATATTTTTTATGAAATTTTTCAGTCTTTATAAAATTGGTTTTTAAGAGATTAGGGAAAGTATCTAAAAATTTTTCACCAATCTCATAAAGAAGATTATTAAATTTTTTATCTAATCCATTGAATTTATATTCATCATTATATGAATCAAAATATAAAGGAATTCTCATTATAATTTTTCTCTAATGTTCTTGCAAGAAGAATAAAAATTTTCCATTTCAGGAAAAGTTTTAAGAAAGTTTAACCCTCTTCTGCTGTCAATTTGTTTAATAAAATCATAAAATTTTGCTTTATTTTTAATGTCATCGTTTTTGAGATACAACCTGTTTTCTATTATTCTTTTAAATTTTTCTAATTCAAATTTTTCAAATCCTAAATGTAATCTATAAGGATCTTCACTAGTATTATCTATCATAAAATTTAAACTTGGTATCATATAATTTAGTAAAAGCTCATCGTCGCAAAGCTGAACATCTAAAAATTCAGGATGTCTTAGATAAGGAATATCAACGCTAACTCTAATATCATTTATGGATTTTTTAATTTTACTTTTTCTCAAATCATAACCTGTATTGTTATAAATTATGTCTCTTTTAGGGTTGTAGTTATATTCTTTTTTAAGCTCTAAAATCCATTTTAACAAATCTGTAAAACTAGTAACAGCTAAAATGTTATATGTAGCCATTACAGTGCATTTTACAGAAGTCTTTTCTAAAAGCTCTTCAAAACGAGATTTTACTAAATTAAAATCTAAGTCTGTTCTAGCGTATTCTGCTTTTTCTCCCCAGCTTTCTATGCTAGTATAAACTGTTATCTTTTTAAAATTAGCAGATTTTTCTAACTCAGTTATTTTATTTATAAAATTATCCCATATTTTTTGTGGAACACTTAAATTTGTGTTAATACTTAATTCTAAATCCTGTTTTGGGTTTTCTATTAAATAATCTAAACTTTTAAGTGTGTTTTTATTAAGAAGAGGTTCACCGCCAGTTATTCTATAATGTTTTAAACTAGGATAAATTTCTGGAAACCATTTCCAAAATGCTTCGATATAAGGATTATGCTCTCTATTAGGAATCGATATAGTATCTAAATCTTGCCAACCTTGTGCCCACTGAACACCACCATTACCATCGGTAATTTTTATAGGACCTTGCTGTTTTAATTCTTCAACCCATTTTGTGCTAAATTCGGGGCCGCAATATACACATTTTAAGTTACAAGCATTTCCAAAGCTTACCTCTAGATATGAGGGCTTAAAAAACTCTTCTCCTGTAGAATTTACAATAGAGTCGTATTCTTTGATTGCCCAATCTTCGCTGCTCTTATAATGTCTATCACTAGGATTTTTATTATCTTCAATTCTCCAACAATAATCACATTCGTTAGGACGAACACCGTTGAGCATTTCTTTTCTAGCAGCTTTTAAAACTGTAGTATTAAAAAGCGCAGCTGGATTTTTTTCTAACTCGTCTAATGGAATTTTGTGCTGTCTAGGATGATGACAGCTATGTACTAATCCTGAACCTAGATGCATAGTTACTTGTGTAAATTTTGCTAAACATAAACTAGGGCTTATTGAATTAAGACCTTGTGTAACATTTTCTAAGTTATCAGAATTTTGAATTACCTTACCATTAGTATCGATAACTAAATTTAAATCTTTAAAAGTTTTTTTCATATATTATTTTATTTCCGTTTTTTAATAGATAAGCTAGATCTGTAAAACTTATAGATCGACATCTATTATAGTTTTTCTATAAACTTTTGGTATGGAATTCTTGTAGGAATTTGATAAACTTCTTTAAAAAATTTACTTTGTTGCTCGTTTAATGGGTTTTCTGATATTGGAATATCTAAGTTTGTTATCAGCTGTTTTCCGTAATCTATTATAATTTCTAATAAATTATCTTGTGTTATATTTTTTTCATTCCATAGAGAATTTAAATATTCAAAATCTCTAACTTGTATGTAATCCCAGTCGGTGCACATTGTTTTAAACAACCCTTCTCGAGCTCCATAGATTGCCCATAACCCGTTTTTAACATCAGAGCCTACCATCGACCATATATATGCCCAGTGTAAACATCTCCAGTGATTATTTTTAAATTTTTCTTTATCTATTCGAATTCCTTGGTCAGTTGCAAGTTTTACCCCTTCTCGAAATCCTGCTCTCCAGGCTTGTTGAGGAGTTTCGTTGTTGTATACGTCTGAGTAACAACTGTTCATTTGAATATATTGCGCATCCCAACAAAAGTCAACTTGTGCATGAGCATTATTAATGTCAGCATTTTCATGAGTACGCATATTAAGAACATATTTTTTAGGCCATAATTTTAAACCACCATTACCATACATAAGTCCATTAATTGTGTTTTTTCCGCACCAACTAATAACTGTATTGGTTAAATCAGAATGCTCTTCAAAATCTATTTCTTGATTCAAAAACTCTTCTCTTATACGATTATCACCGTCAACTGTGATAAATCTATCAGTTTCACTTAGTTCTGCACATGCTTTGTGTGCAGCATCTGAACCTTTTACTCCGTGAACACGTTTAGCCCAGGGAACTTTCTTGCAAAGATCTGCATAGTTGCGTTCAGCATTGGGTTCATCATAACTTAGATAGATAATATCGTAGTCAATTATTTTAATTTTTTTTGTCATCCTACAACCTTATAAGCATACGAGTCAAAATACTTGTTTGTGTATATACTTACATCTCTACCGTGAAATTCAAAATCAAACTTGAATGGAATTTTTACTTCTTTTTCAATTAACATCTCTAACTCGATATAGAGAGTTCTATATAAGATATTGGGATCGTCTTTTTTTGTAACACTTAGCAAAATTTTGTCATACAAAGAAAGACCGTGTTCTTTTACAAATTCTAAAGTAGTATTGTCTATGGAAATATTCCAAGTACTGTTTTTAAGATTTTGGACTATAATTAAGTCTGCAGACTTACTGCTGTGTTTGGGTATTTGATATAGAACTTTATCATAAGTTGTTAAGGAATTTTTTTCGTTAATATGTTTTAATATTACTGTTTTAGTTGCAACGTCATACGCAATTTGATAATCACCTGTCTTTTTTTCTCCAGTTAAAAAAGATTCTGCTGCTTTACGTTCAATTTCTAAAATTTCATATTCAGTAACTTCTTTACGTGAAGAAATTTTATGAATAGTTCCTTCAGTTTTGTCGTAATAGATATAGGCTAAATTTGCCGATTGTGTATCAATTTTTATTTTTTGGAACAAAGACTGTAAATTATTTGTCATTTAATCTTTTCCTATACTTTTCTTTAGCATCTGTAACACTTACAAAGTCTTTTTCAGTATAATGAAATATTCCTGTTTGTTGATAATTACCAATTTTTAGATTACATTCGTCATCTAAGTATGCACTTATTGTTCGTTGCCAATTATGTGATGACATTTCCCAATTTTGAACACGAGACTTCATGTGAACAAATGAGGGTATTAACGTTTTTGTATTTGTAACTAAGTGTTTGCAATCTAAAAGTTCTACTGCGATAGCAGCACACACATCCATACTAGCAAAATCAGGAGTATTTTCTGTTAAAAATATACTGTAAAATTTTTCCCAATTTTTAAACACAATTTCTAAATTGTCAAAGAAATTTTGTGTAAAATTAGACTTTTTAAAATAATAAATTCCAGTGTACAAGTTTGGCAATTTATTATTTGTAAAAGTTTTTCTATAGTAATCGTCGGAAACTATCTCGTTACGATAAGTTAAAACATTTGTAGTAAAAAATAAATCATAGTTTTTAAAATATTTCCACCAATGATCGATATTTTCTAACACAATCATGTCTGTGTCCATTACAATAGTTTCATCGTACGGTGTAGAATAGTAAACTTTCCATCTGTTTTCAATTTTCCAATCACTACTAACTGCAAGATCGTCCCAAGGAATTTCAATTATTTTATCAAAAAGTTCTGCATCGTTTTTTGAAATTTTATCGTTAGTAATAATAGAAATCGGAAGATTGGGATTAGTTAGTTTTAAACTGAGTGCTAGCACTATTGCTTGTTCTACATAATTAATCTTATAATTATTTTGTGCAACAATTACTATACCTTTAGACATGTTCTATATCCTGTTCATCGATTACACGTTGTAAACTTAGTTTATTCATAACATGTACATTTAAATTGTCAGTCTTTAAAAGTGTATATTCGCCCAGTCTGTCTTCTTTGCTTACTAAAAATGTCATAGCAGTGTCTTGATGTTTTATTAAAATATCTTTGTCTGTTATGTAATATATTTTACCAGGCAATTTTTTTGCAAAATTACCTTTTTGAAATCCGTTCATAATATGAACAGCTATACTGAAGGCGTAGTCATTTCTATAAATAGTGCTAGGTAATCTATATACACGTACATAATGATCCCATTCTTCTTTAATGTGTTTTACTAAATTAAAAAATATTTTGTTTTCTTCTGTTTTTGTAAAATAAACTGCTGTGGCCCAATAAAAATCAATGCCTGTATCACTTACTCGACTAAATTCTACTGTATTTCTAACTTGACTAAGATCGTAAGAATCTTCATAGATCATAAAATCATTAGAAGAATTAAACACAGATTTTAATAGAGTGTTGTTTATAATAAAGTCAGTGTCTAGCAGTAACGTTTGATCATATGGGGTTAAATCATAAGCATTGATTCTAGTGCCGTTTTGCCACTGTACTATTTTTTGACTGTATTCTCCGTCAAAAAGAATTCGTCGATTGTTGTCTTTTTGTTGAAAATTAATTATTTTATCAAAAATTGAAAAATCAAAACAATCTTTTAAATATCCAGGACTATCAGTAATAATACTAATCGGAACATCTAAAAATTTTTGTATTCTTTTAGCAAGATACACAGATTGTTTTACATAGTCAATTTGACTATTATTGTTTGCTATTAGCAGGACACCTTTACTCATGATTGATTAATTTTTCAACACTTCTATTAGATTTTAATTTACTATAATCATAGTAATATTTGTTTAAAGCTTGAAAGTATTGATCTTGAATATCTTCTAAAAACTTAGATAGATCTGTAATAGAAACAGGTATTTCGTTGTCATCTACAAACACAGTATCAGTAGTAATATCTTTTTCTACTAACATGTTAGCATAATTAATTAATTCTATACTAATAGTAAATTGACTACCATTATAAAAATAAATTAAGCTTTCTTTGAATTGCTCTTGTAAAACTCTACGTTGATTTGAAAGAGTTTTCATATAATTGGCAAATTCTAATGCTTTTTCAAGGCGCTCGTCCATATATACCTCCGATTTAGTAAAGTATATATGGAAAATCTTTAAAAGTCAATCAGTTAGTGAATTAAAGTGTAGATATATTTGTACCTGTTGGCAAATCTGCCGTAGGTATTACTACAGTATCAGTTACTGTACCGTTAATATTAACTGAGCCGTCAGGCTGTAGAAGTTTAAGAGCGCTAGTAAAATTGCCTAACACAGGCTCGTCGATACCAAAAGTAAGATTATTAGGAAGTCCGTCCTCAAACTCTATTCTAAACTGTAGTTCTCTATCATTAAGCTGTAGTGCTCTAATATAATAATGATTACGAGCGTAGGTTGCGCCGCCAGTTTGATCATAACATAGCTGATATGTTGATGTTAAATTATAATTTCCAATTGAGTAACTTGAACCAATACCGTTATTAGACACTGTCTGATTAGCTTTAAAACTAATAGTTCCCATGGCATTTAACTGGGTTTGCCAATCTAAAGTCTTTTGTTGTGTTCCTGTGTATGCAACAGATGCATTAAATCTTATTTCGCCGCCTGCGTTAAAAAATTGTCGTCTCTGTTGCGCATCATCAAATGTAACTTTTACAATGTGTACAATAGTACCATTCCATGATCCTTGTGTGGCAAATACTCGTGTACTGGCTACTGGAGCTCCTGCTGTTGTAAGAAGATTTACTTCAGCAGCCTGCGTAGCAGCATTTATTAAAAGTCTATCTGTTTCTATATTTGTTGCTAGAGTTTCTAATGCCTGAATATATGCTAGTTCAATTATATCTGCGCTAGGATTAGTAGCAAAGCCGCCTTCTACAAAAGGATTTATGGTAGTAGCACCAGCGCCAACTTGATGAACTCGTAAACGTATTAAGTCAATATAAAGGTTTTCGTATTGTTCTGCTGTAACTTTGTCAGTTGCTAATCCGTTAGTGTTGAAATTTCCCACTACGGCTGTAGTAGAAAACGCCTGGCCATATCCATAATTAGGTGTAGATACTACAGAATTTCCTAATATTTTATTTACTAAAGTTCTAAGCGTATTATATCTGCTCGCTGCTATAGGTATAGTTGTGGACATTCTTCACCCCTTCGAAGTATTTATTTTAATTATATGCTAATAAAATAAATTACGACAAAGTTGAAGAATTAAAATAAGACGGTGCAGGTACTTCTACATAATCGCCTATTGCACGGTATTGTCTAACTGTGCTTTCAAGTCTTCCATCAACATTATTATCAACATTATTATCTACAACTACATCATTAAACTCAATACGGAAGACTATTCTTAAATTGCCGTCTAATCTTGCTTTAATAGTGTAAATATTACCTGCATATATTGCACTGTATGTGCCAGAACCAATTTTTTGATAAATTATTTGTAATGATCCGTTTAAATCATAATTACCTATGCTTGACCCGCCGCCTGTGGTTGAAATTGTTGCGTTAGCTCCAAACTTTATAGTTCCTACTTGACTGCATAGCTGTGCCCAGTCTAAACCTTTTGGAGTAGTAGCTAAACTGTTATTAGCTTGAAACCATATTTCGCCGCCGGTATTAAAAAAATGGCGTCGTTGATCTTCAGTAGTAAAGTTAACTTGTACTTCATGTACAATTAAACCATTCCACGGAGATACTCGAACGCTGCTAATAGCAGGCTCGATTGCTGCTTGACTAGGATGTATTATAAGCTTATCAGCTTCAATTTGAGTCATTAGACGTTCGAAATCGGCAATACCCTTTTTGGTGCCATCAGCATCAACACTGGTTATTCCAGAGTTGTTAACAAAAAAGCTAGTTTCTTCGGCAATTACATTTAAATTTTGTATTACTTCAGCAATACCTAAATCTCCCGGACCAACTTGATGAATTCTAGCACGTATCATGTCAGCATAAATGTTATTTAAATCGTCTGCTTCTATAGTGGTGTCGCCGTCATTGAGAACGTTTACACTAGCTATGGTTTGTCCATAGCCATTTTGGCCGGCACCGTTACCGAGTATAAGTTCGACTCTTGCCTGTAGATTATTAAGTCTTGCTGCTGTGATTTCTGTCATGATGATTCCTTAAACTTTTAGTACACATTCTACTAGTTTTTCGCCCTCATCATTGTTTGTTTCTAATGCAATTCCAACTAAACCGTTTGTTGTTAATGTCGAAGCAACACCCGCTTCCCATGCATACACTGCTTGCCCTTTTTTAACTGGTCCTAATACTCTAACCGGAACACGGCCTTTAAGACCGATTGCTTGCCCTTCAGCATCGCTGTTCATTAGATATGCAGGGTTGTCTGAAATAACACCGATAGCTAAATCACTGTTTTTTGCTGCTCTAGTTTCAGCAGTGCCGCCTACTGCCATTACAGTTCCAACTGGGTATTCTTGATCGGTTGTATATTTTTCAGCAAGATCAGCATAGCGTGCCTGTGTTGCTGTACCTTGAAACAGATTAGCTGCTAAATTACCTGTAGGATCTCTTACTGCTACACTGTTATTGGTAGCACTGACGCTAGCTGTACGGAAATCTGATCCTACTCTTAGTGCAGTTGCCCTGCTTGCTTCTCCGATGAAGTTTAAGGCATGTATTTCTTTCCAGCGTATACTGGTTGATCCCATATCAAAAGCGTTATCAGCAGCAGGTAGGAAACCAACAGTACTAAATGCAGCAACATGAGTTAATACGCCTGATCCGTTAGTAGTTTTAATTTTTACTATACTGCTTTGTCCGCTAACATTTTGTATAACACCTTCAGTACCATTTTCAACAATAAGTTGAAAATCTTGACTGTCGCCGATTGTGAGTCCAGTATCACCAAATTCAACTACACTATCAAAACTAACTCCTGATTTTTGTACAAATTCAGAAGCAGCAACACCGCCGAGTTTTTCAGCATTTGATGCCGTACCCCAAAACCTAAAGTCTCTTCCGGCAACACCTGTGCTATTTGTTACACCTGCATCAGCAAGTTGTGTCCATTTGAGCGTGATACCTTTTTTAATTCTGTTAAACCCAGTAATCGGAGTACTGGCATTTAAGTCAAATTCATTAGGACTTATAACAAATACAATTTCATCTTCTATTGTCGATACAATAACACCTCTAGTAGCGCCTGTAGAATCTAATACTTCACGACTCTGCATTTGTGTAACGCCTTCGCCTGCGTTTTGTGGTCCTATTAGTATATAACTAACTCCATTATACACATACAGTTGATCGTTAGCACTGTCCCACCAAAAATCACCTATAGCTAATCCAGTAGGCTCAGTTGTGGCTATTTCGGCGCCGCCTGTAGTACGGAATTTAGTACCATCATAAAACTTTAATTTACTATTAGCAGTGTCAAACCAAATTTGACCGCTTAGGGGTCTAGCGGGCTGGTTAGCTCCTGCAAAGTTTTCTAACAGATAAAGAAAGTTTTCGTTCTGTATTTCGCCATATCCGGCATAGTTTTTACCTATAAACTTTAGATCAGTTGTCTGATCTATTGTTCCGTCTTCAACTACAGTCAGTAGTGTATTATTGTATCTATCAATTTGATATGCCATTTAGTTTAACCCCTAAACATTTATATTATTTATCGTTTTTATGAATATGTAGTAGTGCTTTGATATTGCCACGCTGATCCAGTTGATTGATAAACCATCATAGTTCTAGAAGGTGTAAGAATAACTATACCACTAGCGCCTGCAGGATCAAACACAATATCTTGTACTACTGATTCATTTTGTGTTCCGTTTGAGTCAACTGCTATTAAACTAACATTTTTAATACTTTCAACATCAACACCTTGAACTAGAGCACCACTATACGATGTTGTGTGTATTCTTGCTACTTTACCTGTAGTAATACTTGTAGGAGTATAAAGATCTGTTAGATAAGTGCCAACTGCATTTTGAAGTGCTGATCCGCTACCTAAACCAGTAATATCCATGCTAAAAACTATAGGTTCAGTAGCAATCTCTTCATCAACATATATTTTAGTAGCAGCGTCTTGATCGTTTTCAGGATCTGCTAGCCCAGTAATTTTTCTGCTATCTTGAATAGCAATGTTGCCGCCAGCAGTGATATTAATTCCACTAGTAGCTTGTAAATTCATAGCTGCGTTTGAACTTACAATGGTTCCGTCTATGCCTATACTGTCTACGTTTAGATATAGTAGTGTACCTATCTCATTTAAATCTAGTGCCTTGGTAACATTTACTAATGAAGTATTTGTAAGCTTATCGACTCCGCCGATTTTATAAGTTGAGTTAGTGTTTAGTAAGTCAAAGTTTACATTAGAAGTAAATGCATTAGTAGCATTTTTCCAGAGTATATCTTTACTACCTGACGTACTATTGATACTAATTCCTGACGAATCAACGAGTGCGTCGGTTAATTCTGTACTATCGTTTGGTACGCCAATTTCAATAATTTTATCTTCAACTCGTAATGTTGCTACATCTAATGCAACTCGTGTGCCTTCTACTATTAAATTTCCAGTTACTCTAAGATCACCTTCAACATCAAGTGTATATTCTGGTAAACGATCTACATTAAATATGCCAACTCTAGCTGTACTTGCGTCTATATAAATTCCGTCAACAGTAAGTGAACCAAATGCACTACTGCGAACTCTAAGACTAATATCGTGATCAGTTAGCTGATTTTCAAAGTAAAATCTAGGACCTACAACTTTTTGAACATGATTTTGAGATAACCCAATTGATAGGCCGCCCGAGTTTTGTATTGCTAATGTACCTGATGTAATACCATTTGCGTTTGATGGTAAAAACGAATCCGCAGTTCTAGTCTGGCCACCTGCTGTAATAAGCGCATTGGCTGATTCTGCTGTTCCTCTATACTTAAAGTTTTCTTTATCAATAACATTAAATCCAGGAAATATAGTTCCATTAGGATTAGTTAGTGTAACAAGTCCACTAATTCGTTGACTAAAAATAGGAGTAAATTCTAGATTACTAAACAGTCCTACCAGTTGATTTCCTACATACAGATAAGTCACTGTTCTTGAACGACTTTGTTCGTCTAGTAAACTACCTATTTGAAACCCGCTTATCCCTTGTTGCTGAGTATACTGCGGACCTACCAGTATTAAGTCTGTTCCGTCAAACGCATACAATTGATTTCTTAAATTGTCAATCCAAAGATCACCAGCAACCATTTGAGGACGAGTATTTTGTACAAATGGGCCGCCGCTGGCTTTCCATACATTACCGTCAAACACTTTTAGTCGTTGTTCACTAGTATCCCACCATAACTGTCCAGATAAAGGATTGCTCGGTGCTGCGGTGTTGGCAAAATTCTCTAGTAATTTTATAAAATTTTCATTAAAAAACTCGCCATAGCCAGAATAGTTTCTACCAACTAACACAAGATTAGTGCTGTTGGTATCGATCTGTCCATCGATCAAATCAGTTAACAGTGTTCCGTCAGTCTTGTTTAGTTGATAACTCATTGTTATGTTCCAGTATAGATAATATAATTAATAGCCAAGTACGGATTCATTACGTTTAATGGATCGCCTAGTGATCCTGTAGTTTGTATTCCGCCGCTTGATGCTATGCCTTGTGTGCCGCCCAATCCAGGTTCAATAGTTAGAGTAACAGCGTTATCGTCTACAGGTTCGCCCGATCCTGCTCTAATTCCATAGTACTGTGTTCCACTATCACCTCGTAGATCGTGTTCGTGTTCTGGTAAATTATTTAGGCCTATACTACTAGTTTCTGTTCCTGCATTTCCACCAATAACATCAGCAGCAATATTGGTAACTCTGTTTGCACTAGGACCACCAAGATTATCGAGTCCTAAGGGGAAACGTCCTCTCATATCGGGTAACGCAAAAGTATTAACACCACTGTCACTAAGTAATAAAGGATCTTTAAAATTATGTCTAATAGCTTCCCATAACAAAGTGTAATCAGATTTCAACACTTCTGAACCATCACAGAGCAGCCAACCTGACGGTGGTGTTTCTCCTCCAAAAGGTACAAAAACGCCTGCAGGTATAAGAGGAATTGTTTTTAAGAAATTGCGTTTAGTAATTTTGTAAACACCGCTTTCGCCAACTACTCTATTAATTAATATTTCATCTGCATTATTAGCATCAAATATTGTTTCTTTATTTGAAATAAAACTGTTAGAAATTCTTATATCAAATGTTTTTGTAGTTCCGCCAATTTGTCCATCAAAAGCAAAACTGGTATTTTCAACATCGCCACTAACTCCAAAAGTAGTAGCACTAGCTAATCTGTCGGCCGAGCCTGCACGGCCACTAACTGTGCCACTTACATTTCCTTGTAGATTTCCAAAAAATGTTTGAGCATACACTTGATCGTAGCGTAGATTTGTTGTACCAATGTTTCTAGTAACATTTTGATCAGGAGCAATGTTTTCTGATATAATAGCTCCGCCTACATCAAGATTTCCGCCTATGTAAGCATTAAGAGCTACAGCTAAACCACCGTTAGTAACAATAGATCCTGTACTGATATTGCTGCTGTTTACAGTGCTTTCAACTCTTAAAACGCCGGTTTGCGGTTCTCCTGTTTTTGATGATATCTTAACGTTTCCTTTAACATCAAGTGCTTCTTCAGGAGCAGCATTGTTAACACCAACTAGACCAGCAGCGTCAATTCTTAATATAGTAGGAGTACTTGTACCACTTCTTAATCTAAAGTCAATGTTAGATCCACTAGTATTGTGCTGTATAACACCTGCTTCACCGTCTATGCCTATTGACAGTTGGCCGCCGGTACCTATTTTTAGACCTTCATTATTTTTAATTCTTAGATCAAAGTTAGTTGACGAACTAGCATTGCCTCTTAAGAAGTTACTAGCAGATACAGTTTCGCCTGCTACTACTAAATTTTCTGCCTTTTCTGCAGTTCCCCAATATTTTAAAACGTTTAATCCGACCAGTGCTTCGGCACTGATGTTCATACCAGGATTAATACCATTTCTAAAACCAGGTATTGCTGTTTTGGGAACAAACGGCTGTGCGCTGACTATAATAGCTGTTTGATTTTGAATTTTAATGCTCAGTACTGTGTAGGTAACATCATCTGTGCCTACGATAGCTTCTGATTGTGTGCCAGTAAGCAGGCCATCACTAAACTCAGGGCCTACCAATACCCAGCTTGTTCCAGTAAACAAATAAAGCTGCTGACTTTCTGTGTTTACCCATAGATCGCCTGCTGTAGAGTTAGCTACTGCCGGTTCTGCTGTAGCTTTTTTGAGGCCGCCTGCTGCTACCCAATTAGTACCATCATATATTTTTAGTTGATCAACACCTACACTGGTATCATACCAAAGTTGTCCTTCAACTGGACGTAGAGGCGCAGTTGAATTAGCAAAGTTTTCTAAAAGATGTAAAAAGTTTTCAGCTACAACTTGCCCATACCCTGTGTAGTTACGTCCTACAAAAGTTAAACTTGTTTCATCGTTGACTGTTCCATCTTCAACGGTTATAATGCCTTTGTTAACAGCGTCAGTGTATCTAATCTCATATGGCATAGTCTACTCCTTACCCTGCTAAACTCTGTACTCTTACTGTATAATCAATCTGAATTAAACGGTTAAGTGATTTTTGTACAGGATGGAAAATAACATGAGTAAGCAATCTACCTGTGCCGTCTGGATTATAGCTGCGTAGTCCTAGCTCATCAAACACATATGCGTCATCTGTATTAGTAGCAGTGTCAAACGCTTGTTGACCGTTAGGCTCACCGTAGTCTAACAAACAGCTAACAAGGATATCAGTATAGTTAGTGCCACTAACATGCCGAGTTTCTATTTTGTTGCGAGCAGGATCTGTGTTGTTTACTGAGCGGTCATCTACAATCTTAGTATAGGTTTGATTGTACAAGCTGGCATTGGTACCAGTTGAGTTTGGTGTTAGATAGGTTATAACACCTGTTTGATCAACTGAAGTTCCACCGTTTCCAAAGCTCATTTCATATATGAATCCTTGACCAGCATTACTTAAACTTTCCGCAAGGGCAATACTCATATTTTCATAATGAATAGCATTTCTTTTGTCAATATAGACGTGATTTGTTTCAGGATCAAATATTTTAATATGCCCTTGTACTCTTACACCATTGTTATCTTGCATGTTTCCGCTCATTGTTTTTCCTATACTGTATTTATTCTGGTAGCTCAGTTGTGCCTGCACGCAAGAATCTTGCTATGCTATTTTCCGCAGTTGACAGCGATTCGCCCAATCTAGTCCAAGTTTGACCTATCTTTTTGACAACAGTGATTTTAGCTTCATCGGCAGGCACTGTATCTAGTACAACGTTTCCGTTTTCAACTGTAAACTCTGCAGGTTGTTCTACATCACCTGCAGGGCTGTCTAGAGCAAGATTAGGATCAAACACTGTGATTGCTGCTTTTCTTAATCTAACTCCACTTACAAATACTTCTATTTCGTTAGCGTTGTTTACTCCAAAACTAACAGCAAATGTGTCTGTTACACCGTCGGCTACAAAGTTTTGTACCAGTGTTTGATCTTTGTAAGGCACAGTTTTTCCTACGTTTTGGTCAAACACCTTTTCACCTGCAGGATGTGTTGCCGGTGTGCCTGTGCCCAGTGTACCTCTACGCAACTGACGCAGTGTGTTGCCTTCTTTTACAAAGTATTCAATACGTTCACTGTTAATCCAAACGATTCCCGGCATGTTTTGACCCTTGTTTGGTTCAGCCAATGCAGTTCCGTCAACTAGTTCTATTCTTAGATCGTAGTAGTTCAGCGGTTGTGCTAGTGCTGTTGCTGCGGTATCTAGACGCTTGAAGTGCGTACGGTTCAACATATCTTTAAACTGACGATATGCAAATCTCGCTACATTTACAGGTGTTGTAAAATGTATTACATCAATCACATCATTAGCAGCAGGGGTGCGTACTAGTCTTAGTTTAGTTCTGTCATTGGTTACGTAGTAGTCAACACTAGGTGTTAACAGTTCGCCGTTTACTGCTACCCAAACATACTCAGCATCCACTGCTGGTGATCTTAGTGTGATTTCTCCTACTGTTAGTCTGTTGTAGGTTACATACTGTATGTCTTCTGGTATTAATGTTGTTCTGGCAACCACATCATAGTTAATTCTTTCAATGCCCAACAAATCATGATTGCTAAACTGATATATCTCAACTACAGTACCATTAGCAGGTGCAGTATTAAGTGTTACAGTTTTATTAGAAATTCTATAGTCGCCGTCTGCAATTACATAAAATTCTAAAAGATCTCCAGGTACACCTACTTCATCTGATAATATAACTGAACTGTTATTAATATCTAAACGCCACTGTACTGGAGCTGTAATCTCTATGCCGTTTAAAAATACCTTCACTTCAGACACATCAAGTGAACCTACAGGCTGTTGGAATGTTTCTAGTGCATATTCTCTGTCGCCCGTGCTTGGTATAGTAAACTGTAGATTGTATCCTGCGTTTAGTATTGAGTTGCCTACTTTAACAAGTATGTTGTGTTCGTTAGGCTGAGCATAGAACGGAGCAGTTAGCAGTTCAAACTGAGTATCTGTACCGTTGGCTGTAAATGAGTCTTTGACTATTTGACTGTAGTTTACTTCTGTGCTATTATCAAATACAACCCAATATATTATATCACTTGCTGCGGTCGGTGTGTCGAATCTAAATGCAGTTCTATTGTTAACACTATTTCTAAACACTAATACAGCCTGTTGTACACCATTCACGGTGACATACACATTAGCATTGTCTGTCCATTCAACTGTAGTTACATAATCAGTTTGACCTTCTACAGATGTAAAGAATCCGTAGTCCATGATGTTTTGAGTGCCAAGACCAACAGTAACAATATTCAGTTCTGCACCATTGATTGGGTTTAATATTTCAACTGTACGATTAGTCCAGTCTATAGTATACTGGTCTGCTGGTAATATTACATTGTTAAGTTTTACAATCACACTGTTTTGATTGCCGGGTATAACACCTAGATCATAAACAGTAACGGCACTGTTCATAATGTAGCTTTGGCTATAGATCATGCCTTGGCCGCTACTCTCTCTAGTATAGACTTTGATATCCAGTGTATCAAGAACTTGTCCTGGTACTAGTTCTTCTGGACCGCTTGATGTTGTAGGTGTAACAAAACCGTCACCGTCTATAACAATCTCTTCCGGGTTAACGCCTCTAGCTGTTTGATATGCTAAATCACCGCCTGACAGTGCCATATCATAGCTGAGAGGATCGGGTATTACACTGCCGTCGCTAGTAACTTTTCTTACAATCAGTATGTCGCCGTCTAACAATGGTATACCTAGATCGTCAAGATCGATAACCGTAGTTACACCGTTGCCTGTTATGCTATTAGTTACAGCATTTGGATTTGTAGGTGTTCCATTGTTATAGCTAGGATCGTCTAATCTTACACCGTTCTTATAAAGGTTGTAGACAACGCCGTTAGTTAGTGGTTGTGATAGTTCGACTGTTATAGTAGATCCATCTGCTACAAATACTTCATCTTCAAATGTGTTATCAAAGGTATCCCAAGTGTCTGTGTACCATCCTTGGCTATCCCATCCGCTCGGGCCGCCAAAATCAAATCCACGTACTTCAACACCACCATAGTCTACACCGCTCATTAGCTGTGCTAGATCGTTACCTAACATACCTGCAACAGGAGCATAAGCAAACCTAATACGGTCTTCAGCTCCTAGCATACTTAACGGCTTGTAGTATTCAACTGTTATGGTTGCACCACTGGCAGGAGGACGAGCAAAAGTTATGCGACCTTTTTGGTAGCTGTAACCTTCTACTAACTTTTGTGTTCCAGGACCTGCTGCGCTGGTTATATTGTTATACACAAAATCTTTAGCTAAAGATTCAGCTGTTGGCAAATAGTCTACATTCTTGTAGCTGTATTGACTTCTTAACTGTTCAGTGCCGTTTACATATACTTTAACTTTTCTATTATCAAGATCCATTGGCCATTCTAGATCAAATACAGATCTTACATTTGAACCTGTGAATGTTTCTGTTTCGGCTAGATCTTCAAATGTGTAAATGCCTGCTGTTCTGTCAAACTTGATTCTTATTGAAGGTGTTCTTACCAGTCCGTTGCCTAGTATGGCACTAGCTAAGGCCGGTACGCCTGTGTCGTTCTGCGGTCCTTCTATTACTACTCTAGGTGTTGTAATATACCCTTGACCCGGATTGGTTACTTCAATCTTAGTAATGCGTCCATAACCTAAGTATGCACGAGCTGTAGCCCCAGTGCCTTCACTGCTTTCTAAGCGTATTTTAGGTTCGCCGGTATATCCACTGCCAGGATTAGCTATGCGTATTTCTTTTACGCCATAACCTATGTTATCCGCCCAATGCTTGCGTGGATATTCGTTAGCAAGAGAATTGGCACCAAACAATACACCGTCACGTATAACTGCACGACTAGCTTCTATACGTTTAGTCAACTCATCATAGTAAGGTGCATTATCAAAGTCTGTTACACTGCTGTTGGTATTGTCTAGACTGTTATACGAACTTACAAACTCTCTTATTTTGGTGCTGTATGGTTTTACTTCTTCGACATAAGCTTGATAACTAGGTAGCTTATTGTTTTCAAAATTTATCTTTTGTTCAAGCGCACCTAGATTATGTTTAACATTCACAAAACTAGTTTTGAACATCCAATCAACTCTTGGCTGTTCTGCTAGAATATAACGCAAGCTTGCAAAAAACAGTTGATTGTATTCTACAGCAAGATCAGTAATCAATATGTTGTCACGCAGTGTTTCTAGTATGATTCTCAACTCTTTGGCAGGATTATTATCATAGAACCAGCTGTCAAAGCTGCGATTATCAAATCCGACTGTATTCTTAGAATAATCATACAAGCTGTCTTTAAACTGTATTGTACCATTTTGACGACCTATAGTCTTATAGTTTATGGTATAATCTTCTGTACGCTCGCTGGCAACTTTTTCTAACAGCAGCCAGCCGCCACTACCTACGTTTTTGATCTTTACTATATCGCCTACTAGATCATCTAGACTGCTCAATAGATAAGCACCATCAACTTCGTAATCAATGTTTGTAAACTGATTGTAGCTTTCTGCATACCAGTCAACATAGTTCCAGTACAAGCTTACATCGTAATCTTGTAGGCTGCTTCTAAACCATGAGTTAGTGTTGTTGTTCCATGAGTAAAGTGCCCATTTACCGTTTAGTGTTTCATCACTATTTACTAGGACAGTGAATCTTCTTACGTTAACTAGTGTGTTTTCGTCATATCCCGAACCGTCATTAACTACTTCTGCTGCAATTACTTGTCCTAGATTATTAATTGTTAGTTCAACTTCTGCATTTACTCCGCTGCCAACTATTTCAATGCTAGGAGCAACTTTGTACCCGCGTCCGCTTTCTGTGATGTCTACTCTAATCAAACGACCATTCAATACTACAGGTCTCAGTCTAGCAGGTGTTACTTTGTTTGTACTTACAAATCGTAGATCAGCATAAGTGTCAACTGACAGATCATACAATTTTGTAGCTGTAGATGGCTGTGGTTCTTTTTCGAACAGTCTGTCAATATCATATTGATCCACTATTAGATTTTGAGATATTACAAGATTTACACGCTCTATAGCTTGCTTGAGTGCTTCTATGCGATTTACAAACATGCCCTGTCTTGGACGATTCTGTATACCATAGCGTTTAGCAGCCGGTATGTTTGGATCTGGTACAGGTCTGTTGTTGGTGTCAACACCTATCAAGCTATCAAACCACTTGCGTTCAACGTCAGGATCTGGTCTGCTGCGGTCTAACCCGTCTGACATCAATAGGTACTGCGCATGTGTGTTTTGTTCTTTTTGCGGTCCTGTGCTATAACGTATGTTTAGTACTAAGTCATCTGAAGTTACTAGATTTTCAAAGTTGTTTACTACAAACTTATTTTCACTTAGGAAGCTAACAAATCTATAGCCTTGTTCTCTTGGTCTAGCAACTAGATTAGCCATTTCAAAAGTGCTAATAAGTCTGTCTCTGCTTACTGGTACAGTTTTCTTATTCTGTACCCAGAAGTAATATTTGACACTAAAAGTTTGGCCAACATCGTCATAAGTTAATCTAGCACTATATTTGGCGTCACTATAAACAGATGTACCACTTATTGCTCTATCAACTCCTGCATCAGTGTCTGCTAGCTGATCCCATTGACTCGGTAGTAAATCGCTTTCTACCCATTCGTAAATGTCAATAGTTGCTGCTGGCATCAAACGGTTCCATTCGTTCTTTTGGAACGCAGTTGATCCTTGATATGGGAAAGCAAATCTAGCAGTATTAATGTTCCACCAAGTTTGGCCTACGTGTTCTGCACCCCAGTATCTTGAAGGATCAACTGTTGTGTCAGTTAAATCGCCAACATTGTATACCGCAGGATCAAATCCTATCTTGTAAGTTAACTCTTGTTCTACAACACCCGGGATCTTGCCTTGTATTGGATCAACATAATCAATGTAACTAACAATCTGATTAGTACGCTTGTTGTAAAGGAATATGCCTTCTATTCTAGAGATGTCAACAGGTGTAACACTTGATCTTAGTGTATTCCAAGCATAAACACCTTTTGGCTTTCTGTAATCAACTACGATACCTTTTGAAGTTTCGTTAGACGCATGTGACGGCACACCCACATAAACATGATTATCATTAGCTAACAGTGTTTCACCAAACTCTGACTGTGCAGAATCGTAGCGGAACTGTTCGCTATAAACTAATCTATTGTTAAGTTCTTCAAATATATAAACTACACCTGTATCTAGTTTAATGTTTCTAAAATTAGTAAAGTTGTTGTCAAACACAGTTGCGCCGCTGTCAAAAGTAGCAGGTATTCTTTGATCGCCATTTAAACTAGATACTACAAGGTTATCTTCACCAAAACTAATGTCATAACCAAACTGTTCACTTTCTTCATTGTTTGGCGGTGTTAATGTTTGACTTAACACAAACTCGCCGTCTACTTGATTGTAAACATACACTTGACCTTGATTAGTTTTTATAACATCATCTAAAGGAGCACTGATAGCAAACTGTGTTCCGCTCGGACGTATGCTAATTTTTCTTGCCCAATCAGTTGTGTTTTGTAATTCAGGAGCATCAATGATTTGATCCAACAGGTATTTGTCGCCAGTTTCTCTGTATACCAATACCTTAGTTTCACTAGTGCTGCTGGCATTAACTAGTTCAGCAGTGATTACGATAACTTGTGCATCTCTGCTTACATCAAATGCGTTGCTAAACTGTGCAATATTAGTTACTGGATCAAACACATCTTCATTGTAAGCATTTACACCAGTTAGATTTGGTAGATATCCTACATAATCAATCAACTCACTAAGTTCTTGCCATAGAGCAGTATTAAATGGTTCATCTGCTGCTATGTTAGTCTGTGCTTGATAGAATTTACTGTTGTATCGTACAATACTTCCTGTTGCATATCCGTAGCTGTTATCCCAGTCACCTCTGTAGTTGACATCTTTTCCTCTACGCCAGCTAATATTATTCCAATAGATTGGATCTTGTATTCTGTTCTCAGTCTCTGACACATTCTTTCTAGCAACATAGTATTCATCTTTGTAGATTACTATATCACCTTGTGAGTAAGCAGTAAGTTTATATTCTCCACGGAAACTGTCGCTAGGTTTAGTACCGTGACGGAATATTTCTACGCTGCCAGGATGATCTCTACTGCCATTTCCTATGCTTGACACAAACAGTGTATAATAGTTGTTGACCTGTTTAATTTTAACAGTTTTACCAAACCCTCTGTTTGCAGTTCCGTATTCGCTTACAAACAGCTTTTTAAACCTGTATCTGCCGTCTGGTAGTTTGCGGAATATGGCCACTGCGCCTTCGCCTGCAGGTCCTGCTGTGCCAAACTCATCAGCAGGAATGTGGTAGACCTGTGTATAATCCTTGTTGAGGCTGAACGGTGTGTTAGGTTCACGAGCTATACCTGATTCTACTGTTTCGTCAAAGAAGAAATATTCTTCATCTACTACAGGAGGAATAGCATTCCATGCTCTTGTATCTGTAAAGTTTACTGTGTTTTGGAATACTATGAGTTTACCAACCTGTGCTGTTCCTACCACAATATCATTATTAGGAGAGTTAACAGTTCCCATAACACGATCGACATCACCCGGTCCTCTAATTGAGTTGTTGGCATTGCGTCTTATTTCGTAACGACCAATATTGTTTTGTTGTGCCCACGTGCCTGAGAGAACTTTTACATAAACTCTGACGCTGTTAAAGTTGCGCTGTAAGTAAACAACTTCAGCACTACTAGTTGTTATGCTAGTAAGAGCTAGGCCGCCTGTGCCGTCTCTAGGAGTTTGAACGTCTTCAATTATGTCTCCTATTTGAGGTTCAAAAGGAAAACCACTAAAGTCAAATCTCGTAAATTCAAAATCAATGTATCCGTCCCACAGATCATAGACAGTTTGTGTTTTGTTAGTAACAGTGTAGTTTCCAGTAATACCAGCAAGATCAAGTGTGTTGGTTAAGTCTCTGTTATCAAGATCATACATGCGGAATTCAAAACTGTCTCCTGCTGTCAATGTATCAGTAAAGATTTTTCCAGCTCTAACAACCCAAAGATCTGAAGGTATGTTTTGTTCTGTTCCGTTCACACCGTCTGCGCCTGCAGGGTCTCCTCTATAGGCTAACTGAGTTACAAAACTAACTCTATCTCTGTTTAAAACATAGTTACCTATAACACCTATAGTATCTTGAACATTATAGTAAGCATTTAGCGATCTAGTAGATCCTTGTAGTCTTACATCAGCATATACAAGTCCACGACCTACATCATAATAACGACCGTTGTTTGAATAGCTAGGTGTTTCTATATACCAAAAACCGTCAATTGTATCACTAGTATTGTAAGTGTCTTCTTCTGTATAAAACCCTACAAAGTCTACTGCTTGTATAAACAATTCGCCACTAATATCAAATGTACCATTGGTATTTTTTAGATAAAGAACTGCACTATCTCTTTTAGTGCTTACATAAAACACTTCTGCTTGACCAGTATCCGTAGTTACAATATCGCCAACACTGGGTAGTGTAACAAAAGTTTCTACAAAAAATACATGATCTATTTTTTCTATAATTTCATGATCTTGTTGTAAAAACTCTGGTGTTATTTGAGGTATTACTCCATCAAACGGAAGAAACACATCCAGTGTTGGGTAAGCATAACTACGTCTGTTCCAAAATAAGTTTATAGTATCACCAGCTTTAGTGCCTAGATACATGTCTTTAGGAGCACGAACTAACAAGTGATCAACAGTATTGTCTTCAAGCCCTGGATCACCTGCTACTAGCAGTGTAAGGCTAGTAGAATCTACGTCTGCACTGTTAGCAATGTTAACGTAGGTATCAAATGTGCTGAACGACTGTGTTGCAATTTGTGGAAGAATAGTTCTGTTAGCTTTCCACAAGCTGTCACGATATTTTACAATTTCATTTTTGTTATATGTAACATCGGCATCAAAGTTTCCTTTAAATCTAGTTTTTACACCGCTAGCATCGGGTAATCCTACAACTAAATACTCGCCGTCTTCTGAAACGTCGACACTAGATGCAAATCCACTATTAGTTACAGTATAGAGATTAGGTTCATCTAGCACTATCTCTTGATCAACGTTGAAGTTGAATGTTTCTTTAGTTCTGCGATAGAAGAATATCTTACCGTTGGCATCACCTGGTGCTGCTACAAAAATGTTGTTGTTGTCAGGAGTTGCTGCAATGCTTGCACCAAAGTCCTGCACAGTGCTGTCAAAATCAGACAGATTTGATAGAGTTTGACGATTTACATAAACAGGTGTGTTTTCAAGAACAGCCCAATCACCGTTGTAGTCATCAACCCATACACGTTGATTGTTGTACAATTTTTCTTGTGCTAGTGCTGCAAGACCAGTTAGATCGTTAGCTCTTACACTTCTTAGCTTAGTTAAAATGTAGTTTGCTGTGCCAAATGGTGTTATTTCGTTATCTGCAGGAACTTGTATTTTAACAACTTCTAGATCAATGCTATCGACTTTATATATGCTATTAAGATTGTTGTCTTGCGCAGATCTTACACCAACTAGATCGCCAGGTTGAACGTGGTCCTTGGCCCACTTGTCAAGTAGTAGACTCATTAGAGGTATACCTTGACTGTTAGTTTCTTGGTTGTCCTCTAGTTCAATTACTCTAGCATTAGTAGCTACATGTTGGTAAACATCCCAAGGAGTTGCACCTACTTCGGTAACCCAAACATATTCACCTAGTCCTAAAAGATTTACGTCACCTGTGTTGAGTTCTTCTGTAGTGCCTACTATGAATGAAACGTCTTCTTCATTTACGTAGCCTGCTGATCTGATATATTCTTTATCCAGCGGTTTAATCGGAAACGGTTTGTGATTGTAATCTGCAGGTTTGTCGTACATCTCAAATGGCAAGATGCGATATATTTTGTCAAAGTTTAGAGCAGGTAAACTGTTTACAAGTTCAATAGCCTGTGGTGACTCTTGCATTTTATCTTGTTTAAGATTAAACTCTATCTGCTGTACACTATCAACTGCACCAAAACGTCCTACTTGTAGCGCCCATTCTTCAAAAAACTCAAGACTTTCTTCGCCGGCCGAACTAAGCTTGCCAAACAGTTTTGTAAGTGCATTCTTAGTACCTTTGTCTTGTATCATACCTTGATAGAACTTGTACTGGCTAACATCGTCGTTAATGATGTTAGCAAGGTACTGGCGCTTTTGATAACCTGTTAAATGTTGTGCCATACGCTGTAGTTCAGCGTCAAATCCATCGGTGTCTAGGTCATAGAAATCTGTAAACTGGTTGATTCTGTAATCAAAGTTAGTGATCAGTTCTGGCGCTGGCTTTTCATTTAGTCTAAACCAGAAGTTACTATTAAAATCTTTACTACCGGAAACATTTTCAGTAGCCACATAGTAAAACTGTTTATACTTAACCAAGCTACCTATAGCATAATCTCGCCACTGTGTCCATTCTGTGGTTATTGCTTCGTCGTATACAAAACCAGGAATATTTAGGCCGCCGTTCCAGTTGTCTGAACGATAACCTGCTACTTTAATTCTGTCTCTGCGATAGCCTGTGCTAGGCTGGTAAACAATATCGTTAAATATTGTGCGATTGTCTAGTAGTACTACGTGTTCTTTTTGTACTAAGGGCAATGCTATTGAGTAAAGCCCTTCGTCTGTGTTTACAGTTTCTAAACCAAAACTGTTTTGATCTCTTAACAAGCTGCCAAACTCTCTAGGCAGTGATTGACCGTCTGCTTGAAGTATACTGTAATTGTAAAACTTGTCGTAAATGTCATCAACAACAGCATAATCTCTTTGGAAAAAGAATCTATTAGCTGCCGGCGATATTGTAATCACAGTGCCGCTGGCCCAACCTTGTGTGGTCCAGAACAAGAACTCTCTTGCTGCTGAATCCCAGTTGTTAACACGACCTTCGTTTTCTACAAAGTTAAAATCAAATCCTATATCTTCTAGTCTAGCACCATATCCTAATAAAAAGTCAACTACTGCCTGGCTGTTTGCTAGTAACGTTCCGTATGGTATTGATCTAACTTGTGTATTTTCAAAAGTTCGCTTAAACTCTGCTGTTTTTCCGCCAACAATAGGTAATACTGGTAATCGTGCTAGGTTATCAGTGTCAAAAGTGTTGCCTGACGTAAAAGTTGCCGTTGCTCTATAGAAGGCATTGGTATTTTGTATAATTTGACCTTCTTGGTATCTAGTATTTGATCGCCATTCTGAAGCAGTTTCTGAGATTCCGCCTACTGTTACAGAAACACCACTAGTACCTGTTCTAGGTGCATAGTATTCAAAGAACGGAGCATCGTTGTTATAACCTCTCACAACAAATCCGTTGGCTACCTTTTCTACTGCTACACCGCTATAAACTGCTAGATCAACAGGAGAACTAGTATTGAATACTATTTTATAGTTTTCCTGAGGTACAAACACGCCGCCTTCAAACGTTGCAGCAGGCGATCTGCTTTCAAGTATTAGATTTAACTTTTGTGTGTCAGTAAATCCACCTAGTTTAAAGCCTAGCTGATTTGTCAAACTTGTAAGTTGTGTTTGATAGTCACTATATACTGCTAGTATGTCACTAGCTACTAGATTGTAAATGTAGTTTACAAAACCAGCAGTTAATATTCTTTGATTGTCAGAAATTGTATTAGGAAATACAATGTCTAGATTTGATATTGGTTTACTCGACGCTGCGTAAACCTTTTGACCTGCTAAGTTTTTAGAAATTCTGCTAACGTCAAACCCCGAGCCCATAGTTTGGGCAGGCTTGTTTAAGAGCAAGCTTGTAATTACAGCAAATGGATACTGCGAACTTCTTCGCCATGCTGTTTCTACAGGTGCTTCATCTCCAAAGTTAAAGTTACCTGTACTTAATCTCGGTACAAAGTTTTTAACATAACTAGATGCCAATGGTGATTTTAAGCGGCCTTGATCATCTACAGGAATAAAGTTTACTAGACCAGGTCTAGTAAACTTAGCACGAACTACTGTTTCTTTATTTGGCTCTCTTACGATACCTTGTTCTAAGTCTCTCCACATTATTAAGTTATCGCTAGTGTACGGAGCAGGTCCATACACTGTGTTCCACCACTCAGGTTTAATAGCAAATCCTATCATTTCCCATGGATGACTGTGAGGACGGTCTGTGTCAAACGCACGTTTGTACACGCCTCTCCAAAATCCCGGTATCAGTTTGCCTTGAGGATTATTAGCATTTGAATAGTTGAATGTAAACTCGTTTAGTCTATCATAAAAGAAATTGTCAGTATAATCGTTATCTACTAACTTCAGCCATTGGGTAAAATCTGTTAGCAAGCTTCTGTCAATTTCAGTTTTAGAGAACTCACTAGTTCTAAAATCGCCGCCAAGGAAACTGTAGATATCTGTTATGTCTTCTGACCATTCAACCTTGATGTTATTAAATATTCTATTTTCTAGTTCTATTAGTAGATTATCTCTATAGTCAAGATAAGCTCTAATATAGCTGCCGTCGTGACCTCTCACAAAAGGTATACCTACAGGATAAGCATCTATTTCTATGTTATCTTGGCCGCCTCTAGTATTTTGGGCATTTACTGCCATATACAACGTTCTATTAAGACCTTTAAACTGATACGATTCGACTACTCCTGTGCCGCCAAGTGCTTGATCTGCTGCTCGTGCTGCCGAACGTGTAGTATAAACAGGATAGAACCAACCTCTAGTACCTGCTAGAATTGGACCAACGTCAACTTCTCCATAAATCTTGTATGGGCCTGTAGTGCTAGGTTCTTCAGTTTGATAAGTGTCGTCTATAGTCAGTTCAGGTTCATACTTAGGGAATAGGCCTAGTTTAGAAGGAGTTGGAGCAATGAAGCTACCGTCAGTTGTAGAGTATTCAACTATTTCGATTATGTCGCCTTCTTGTTGGCCTGCACTGATCAGTGCATAACCGTCTGTGTTAAATGTGTAGTCTCTGCTGTGTATCAGTTGACGACCGTTTAGATATATTAATACACTAGCTGAACTAACTGTTGACAGTGAGAATGTTCTACTAAGAGCATAAAAAATTGACCTAGAATCTAAAACTTCATATTCTATTCTGTTGAGAGGTCCATAACCTATCATGTCTGAGAAATAGAAAGGCTGACTTTTAATTTTGTCCTTGTTAATATCCGCTAGTATTTTGTCAACATGTATTCTTGTTTCGCCATCAAATCCCAATGTTTCAGCAGTTTCTAAAAACACACGTTTAAACTTGGCATATTCATCTCTGCTGTATCTTAGTGCTTTAAAAATATTGTAATCTTTAGTAGTTAAGTGATAGAGAGGTAAGTTGATAGGTCCGGTGTGCTTAACAAACTTCTTACCGTAAGCGTCAACGTTGCCTAAGTCTCTTAGATTGCTAGTTCCCGGAAATACACCACTGAAACTGTTAATTTCTTCAATCATACTGTCTACATGATCAATAACTTCACCTAACGTAAACTCTGTTACATCTTGATTTTGCGGGTTGCGTTCTAAGTTATGCGGGAACTCGTAGTAGCCGTTGGCATTTTTTTCTGTGGCGCTGCGAGTTTTAATGACTACTACATCGCCTTCGTTTAGATTATTGTAGAAACGAACAAATGCCCTGGCATCAGTTCTGTCAACTTCATAATCTTGTAGTTTTACTTTTAGACTATTGTTGACTTGTACAATAACTTTAAGGTCGTTAAGATTGCCTGCCTTATCATAGACATCTATTTCAAAGTTATTTAAAACAAGTTCGTCTGCTACATACTGTCTTACTACATATTGTTTACTAGTTGATGCTACACTCGACCAGCCATTAACCCAAGCAAAGTCAATTCTATTGTTGTATTTTCGTAGATTAGCAGTATCAGTAGTCACAGTCACAATGCCGCTATCAGTTTGAACTGTAAAACTGTCAGTGAGTAGATTGAAGTCGAACAGTATATCGCCGCTGTTTTCAATATTTCTATAGGTTAAAGGAAATCCTAGTTCAGGATCAACAGTGCCAGTGCCTTGTCTATAGCTAAAAAGTTTTGTTCCTCTGAATGTTGCGCTGTCAAAAACATTAGTGTCAGCAAATTCGTTTCCTTGCGGACAGCAAAGGTCAAACATAGGAGGTTGGTTACGCTGTGTTTTTTCTTGTGCTAGACGCCAATCTGTGCCGTTATAGTAGAATGTTTGGCCAGCATATTTGTTGCCTTGGGTAATAAACACAGTTTCGTTTTCTAGCGGTTCACTGTCAGCAGTTTCTACTAGACTAATCTGTCTACGATTCCCTATTTGTATAAAGTTAACTTGATATATTTTACCACGTACTAGTATGTCAGTATCTGCTGTAAATAATATTCTCATTCCATCAGCAAAGTCAATACCGTCTACGTTGTAACCTATTTGCCCTTCTATTGTAGAAAATACATCTTTAGTAAAAACGTCTACTAGATCAACATCGCGCTTGGCTTCTGTACCAAAGTTGTAAAGTTTTAAGCCAGCCTCAAACTCAATAATAGGACGTTTGGCTCTAGATTCTTCGTCAATGTTTACAGGTAGATTGTTGCGTAAGAAACTAGTTTCTACTACAGTTCGGTGGAACCAACGATTATAGCGACTCCAAGCATTTTTATCTTGTGCTGCTCTGTTAATAACAATATAATCTTTTTCAGCTGGAAATGAACTAGCATTAGCAAACGGTAATATGTCAAATGCATCAGCATCAAATGGTACTAATTTATTTTGAGAATAGGCTGCTGGAATTGTAAGATCAATGTCTTTGACTAGACGTATTTTGTCTCCAACACCTTCTACATACCATGAGTTGTTGCTGTATTCGGCAGGTGCAACGTCTCCTGTAAACTCTAGTTTCATACCATTTGACAGTTCTATACCATCAGCAGTACGGTATGTTTTCTTGCCTAATATGTCAGCAACTACATCAAGAAATGTGTTTTCTTCAACATCATAAATTCTAAACAATCCGCTAGTGTCAATATTGTTTTTACTAATATAGTACAGTCTATCAGGAGCATTGGCAGGAATAGTAAATTCTATTGTGCCTTTTTCTATGTAAACAGTAGCAACTTCTTCTCCATCTTCGCCCAGTTTGCGAATACCATCAGGATACAATGTACTAACGTTTTCATCTTCTTCAAAGGTTACACTACCGCTGCTAGGCAATATAATAAAGTCGCCTTGGTCATATTCGTTACCGTAGAGTATGCCATCAAACAATCCACTTGCTCGCAAGCCTTCTCTACCTGCAGTTAGTATAGCAGCACCCGGCGTGAATGTTCTGCTAATAGCAAAAGCAATAGGATGTCCAGGGGTATCTATTTCAAATCTGTAGGTTTGACCTCTGTAGAGTTTTAGTGTTGGATTTCTAACAAAACCGTCGTTAAAAATATATGCTGTGTTGTCATCTTCTACTACAGTTGTAACAGTATAAGTGCTAACTATTGTTCTTTGTTGGCCGCGCACTGGTACAGATAATGGTCCATTAGGTAACCAGTAATATTCACGAAAGTTTACAAACTTGTCCCAGTCAACGTGCGGGTCCCAAGCATAGTATTCTTGGCTGTTAAGACGATCATGATTACTGGTGTTGGCTCCAAAAAAGTTTAAAGCTCCTAAATAATCGTTGTAGTCTTTATAAAAAGTAACATTGTCTAGACTGTCTTTAATAACAGCCGCAGGCTCAAATTGATAATTTTCTCTGTTACTGCTTACATCACCCACATAGTTGTCTGTACTACGAAAAGCTTTGGCAGTTTTACGACCCACAAATCCGCTTAGTTTTTCTGCAACTCCGGGCTGTATTAATTGATCAATAGTTCCTTGTAAAAACTTTCTGTTAGCTTCTGTTCTAAAAAACTTTGGAATTAGATCAGATGCTGAACGTTTTTCGTTGCCTGGAACTGGTAACGGATTTTCGTTTTGATTGTCGTTGTAAGCCATTAGAAGCTGTAACCTCCACTAGTATTGCTTGATGTTGCTGTTGCGGAACTGACTATGCCTGCGGTTGTAGTTGTAGTAACGCTGGTTATTACTGTGCCTGAAGACTGTAACTCAGTAGCTGTTAGTTCGTCTATTATTTCTACGTCAAATACTGTTGCTGCACTAATAAAGATTTCATCTGGTTCTGATTTTATTTCAAACAAGCTACCAAAACTCTGTGATCCTTGTCTAGGCACAATAATAACACTTAACAATTTTGGGCTAAGTTGATTCATAATGTATGCGCTAAGTTCTTGGAAGTAGAAAGTTTCTCCAAAGTCCCAGTTTTCAATAGCAAAAAATCTGTCAACAGCTTGTATAATATCAGCTTTAAGTTCATTTTCATTAACCACTAGGTCTCTGTTTCTTACTATCTTAAACTTCACTTGTAGATCTTCTTTTGCTTTATTACCGAACAGTATCTTGTACTTAACTGGATGATATACTATTTCGTCGCTTATTGATTTTATTGCATTTATTGCGCTGCCATAATTTCTAAACAGCTGATCATTGCTTTCTGGCTTAGGCTCAGTGGCTCTACCGCCTGCAAGATATTTTCTAACTTCTGTATCGTAGTTTCTAGTAAGCAGATAAGTATCAATGATATTGCTAGCACTTGGATCAATTCTATAGTTTGAATCTGCTACATGAACATAATGGAACTTTAAACCGCTGCGTCCTACAAATGCTTTGTAATTGGTATTAATAGTAGTATTGTTGCGGCTTTTGTTTAGTGTTTTAAATACGCCTTCTTCGAACAGATAGAAAACCTGTCCATCAACTTCTCTGCTGTAAACAATAGCAGATTCGTTGGTTACAATTTTAACTGTACTGTTGATGTTGTCAAAATATCTAAAATCTTCTACTCCGTCACTAGTAGTATAACGCTGCTGGAATACAATCTTTTGCTGTGAGTTAACATTAGGTTCGACTAGTTTTTCAAATAGATCAGGATCGTCAATTACACCATCGTCGTCTAGGTCAAAAAATTGTACCTGTATTTTTCTAGTATCAACATAACCTTCTTTGTCTCTGTAGGCGTCGCTAATATTCCATACAAAATCTCTAGTAAAGCTACTATTAGCGTCAGGTTGTTTATTGATGTTGAGTACTGTGATTTTATCTCTCAGTATTTTACTGGTTTTTGGATCATAGACTTTGTCAGCACTGTCAAAGAAGAATCGTATCTCTTCTGCGCTTTCGAATACATATCTGAGGTTTCTATAGGTAATAGTATAGGTTTCGCCATCAGTTTTAAAATACAGTAACCAGCTTGAATCTAGGTTTTGTCCGCTAGCATCACCTGTTTTACCTGTAGCAAAATCGTCAACTGTGTTAATGTCAGCTGCTAGAACTAATGTCCACGATCTAGTGTTTACATTATATCTTAGTGCGTAATCTCTATAAGCAAATGTTTGATCAATGATTTGTGTTTTTAAATCATCGCTAAGTGATCTAGAAAACTTTGGTATGATCTGTTCTAGTATGGCACCATCGGGTATTAGATCAACCAGTGTTACAGCGCCGGCTCCAGTTTCTGTAGTCTGTGCTCCGTTGCCTGTAACACCTGCAACCTTTGTCCATTTGTAAGAAGTTGCTCCTACTGCTTCACTGTTGGTTGTGTAGGTTCCGTTAGGTAGAAAATATTGTGTTGCGCCTGACTGTGACAGAGGAGGTACAAATCTCATCAGTGTACCTGCTTCTACAAGTCTTAGATTATTAGCAGTAAATGATCCCAGTGTATAAGCAGTGCCATCTATGTCTTTAATAAAACCTGTATATTGATTCGTAAACTCTGTTGTATTTTCCCATGCAGCATTGAGATCTGTTACAATAATTTGTGGAAACTCGCTGTAATAAAAGTTTTTTAAGTTAGTACTAGAAATAATGCCTTCAACTACATTAACAATAATGCCTTCAACATCACTTTGTGTACTAAAAGTAAACTGTGTTTTTGTGTCAAATGTTTCTTTATAAACTACGCCGTCGTCTGCAAACAAGCTAGTGCTTGAATACTTGCCACTTACATCTTTGAGATCAAAATATCTACTGATTCCACTTGATATTCTGTTTACAGCTTTGGTCTTGATAATATCTTGACTAACAGCAAGCGGACCAATATTATAATCTTCTCCTGTAATTAATCTATTTTGTGTGTAATAAGTTGCAGGAGCATTTTGTTTAATGCTGTCATTGGATTCTGTAGCAGTACCATTAGCAACTGTGGTTTGTAACCTTAGGCCTAATGTTAGTGTTTCTAGTGATCCGCTGCGGCCTTGATATGGTATTTCTATGTTTACATTTCCAATGGCGCCGGGTGCAATAACACTAGGTCTGTTAGCACTGGTTCTGTAATAGATTTTAAAGTTTCCACTGGGAAGATTTCCAAACACACCGTCACTAAACACTAGATTTATTCTATCACCTATTCTTGTAGTAACAGCATATACGTTGCGTATACCTTGGAACAAACTGTTATAGATAATATTGTTGCCTTCTACACTGTCAAGCTTGCTCCATTGTATAGTTTCAAATCCGTTAGTGTCTACGGCATATAGCCATACATCTGAGTTATTAATGTTTTCAGCATCAATAGAAACTACTTGGTTTGGTGTAGGATTAGATACATTAAAAGTTCCGTTGTCTAGTTTGCCTTGACGGAAATGCATAAAGAAACCAGTATTAGTGCTGCCTGCACCCTGACCGTCATCACGGAATAAAAATGCAGGACTTGTTCCTGGCAGAGGTGGCTCTTCTCTTATAACTCCACGATCAAAGTCTGTGCTTACAACTTCAAAACGAGTGCTCACACCTTCGACATTTTTAGAAAACGGAAAAACTGGAACAGTTGTGTTTGTAGCATTAATACGATATTTTTGTGTTTGCACACCTTCAATGTTTTCGCTCTTTAAAGGATTTCCTACACTGTTAGTAACAGGAAGTGCAGCATTGAGTATTTTAATAAACTGTTCAAAGTAGTTGCTGTTTGACTGATCATTCCAGCGTACTACAACGCCACTAAGATTTACACCCGAGCTGTCTCTCACTGTTTCAGTGGTTTTAACTGTGGTTATTTTTAGTAGACCGTTAGCTGCTTGATTTCGTCTTGGATTATAGGCCAACATTCTAGCAAGACGCAGTATTGATTCTCTACGTTCTGCTGTTTCTAAAAAGTTTTCTCTAGCGTTTAGATCAATACGGAAACTTAGATTTTGTCCAAGAAACGCAATCATGTCAATCAGCGCAAGATATTCTGAGCTTTCAATATAATCATTAAAATCTTCAGGATAGTTTTGACGCAGATAGTTGATCATTGTGCGACGGAGATTATCAAAGTCATAACTTTGAAAATCTGCATTTCTAAAACTCTGATAGATTCTTTTCCAATCTTCAGCCACTAATAGTCTATTTTGTCTATCGCTTGCAGACATGTGAGATTCCTTGTTTACTATGATATTTATCTAGTTTAGAAAACTGCGTAGTTAATTATAACAGACCATTTTGTTGGTCAAATCGGAATCTTAACTGCTCTGAAATACTGTAGGGAAGGTAAGTGATTTGGCACTCTACGCTAATGCCTTGCTCGTATGTATCAACTATAATGCTGTCTACATTTACTCTAGGATCATAATTAACAATAGTTGTAACATTTTCTACAATAGCGGTTTGAACTGAAGCAGTAAAAGGTTCAAAAAGTAGGTCCCAAATAATACATCCAAATGTAGGATCACTTAATTTTTCGCCCTGGCGTATATGAAAATGATTGATGATATCCTGTTTGATTAATTCAAAATCGTAAAGACTGTATCCTTTGTTTTTAGTGCTCACAGTGCTAAATCCTCTATAGGCTCTGCCTGTGCTGGCTGTAGAACCGTTAGGCTTAACTGTTACACGTTTATAAAGATTTTTCTCTAGTTGACTCATACAGTATTTATCTTGTTATCGACCTCTGGCAGATCCGTCAGCGTTTTGTGCACCTGGTAATCTTGCGTCGTCAATGTTGCTTGGCGTTACATAATCTGCACCTTGACGATCTCGATTTGTAACTTGTCCGGCGGCGTCGGCTTCAATTGACGGGACGCCGTCTGTTCTTGTGCTGCTAGGTCCTAGAGGAATAAATCCTCTACGAATCTGAAATGCGCCGCCTTCGTTTTTAGCTGCACTAAAATGCATAGCATCGTCGATATCATCCCATGCTCCTCCCCATCCTAGCCCATGCTTGTTAGCTAGCTGGAGTGTATTAGGAGGCATATCCGTCATAGGAGCATTTGCAGGTCGTGGACTAAAATATCCATTTGGAAATCCGTTCGTAACTACAGCAGGTGGATTAATATCAATCGCAGCACCACTGGCATGAATTGACCAGGCGCCGCCGCTGGTTATTTCTCGTTTAGCATATCCTATTAGTGTTTTGATTTCATAACCGGTGGCTTCGAGATCGTCTATAAAGGCTTGGAAGTTTGGAGCAAATAGTTCTGCAACTTGTGTAGTAAGTCCTCGTTTTCTAGTTCTAATAGTAGCCAACGGGCCGTCACCAACAAAAAAGTAGTTAGTAATATCATTGCCTGAAGGATCACCTCTAGTTGTATCAACTTGTATGTCGCCGCCATAGGTTCTTGCAGTTCCTTGTGGTACAGTGCCATTTACTAAACCCGAGTCTCCTGTTCCGCCATCGAATCCTGGAATGTTTCCTGATCCTAGAACAGTTTGACTTGTAGTAATAGATCCAAGATTTTTTGCAAATGTGTCAGGAGTAATTACTCTATCATTGCTAGATAATGTACCTGGAGCTTCTCTGTCAGTTTTTTCCTTTTTAAATGCTTTCGGATTCATATTTTCATGATGTGTCCAAGGTTCATGCTGTGGAGCTCTTGTAAGAATACTTTCATAAGGAACAGGTTGTATTGCTCCTGGAAATACAAATGGTAGAACAATTGTAGGTAGCGGACTAGCTCTGTCTGCATCAATTGCATCTATTGCTTGCAGAGCATTTTGTGCAGTTTGTGCTTGTGAACCAGAGGTTGCTAATCCGCTGTTCCAATGTATTTCAGCAGCATCGCCTGCTATAACAGTTCCGCCCGACAAGCTAATACCGCTAGATGCACTGTCATAGATTGATCCGCTAGAAGTTCTAGATATACTTGAAGCATTTGATATGATTTCACCGGATGCTTGTTGACTTATTAACCCTGCTGATGTTTTATAGCTTTGTCCAACACTTACATCAACGTTGGCTGCTTTTAACATATAGTTTTGTCCAGCATTATCGTGTATAGCACGACTGGATGTTCTGTAAAAACTGTGACCAGTTTTCATATGTGTATTTTTATCAGACAATATGTTAATGTTTTGATTAGCGTGTAGTTGATAGTTTAACTTAACGGTTGTGTTTGATTCTAGATCTACAGCAATATCACTGTTGCCTTTTACTGTGAGTTTATAATCATGTCCTACAAAAAAGTTTGTATCCCATACACTTTCTATTTGTACACGGCCGCTTTCCTTGTTGTCTAGATAATGTGCACCATCGCTATAACGAGCAGTAGCTTTCATATTGATGTTACGGCCTGCTTCTACATTAAAATCTCTTTCAGCAGTGAAATTAATGTCATTGTTCGACATGACACTAACACTGTCTTGTGCATGAATGTCTATTTTGCCATCTGATGTGATTTCTATCCAAGCTGTACCACGACTGTTGCCTATGTAGATTAGATCTTCTGAATTGTGTAACAGTATTTGATGACCGGTTCTTGTTCGAATTCTAACTAACTCGTTTTGAGGAATTGTTTCGTCGCCGCCGGTTTCACCTGCTTCTTTGTTTATATAGAATGGCGGACCTTCTTCAGCATGTGTAGCACGAACAAACTTGTCGTCGCCATCATCCATAACAAAGCTTGAACCGCCTAGTCTGTTGAAGGGTACGTTAGCACGGCGTCCTTCTGGTCCTAGTTCTACTCTAGGGTTACCTGCTCTTTTGTCTGCTGGTCCAGGTGTGCTTATACCAAAAACCATACTGGGCGAATCGCGTCTAGCACTACTAGTGGTTGTACCTCTAGTTTCGTCAAATATTAAACCTTGTACTTCCAGTACATTAGTAAAATCTTTATTGTAAGGTTTTTCAAACAGTGTTGGATCTATTAGTTCGCCGGTTTCTATTAACTTGTTGTATTCCCCAACAGGTAATTTTGCACCAACTAGATTTTGTGGTGTAGCATCAGTAGTGCGTTCTGTTGATGCACGACCGTCAGGAACCATAAAGTTCATATAATCGTCTTGTATACAACCAATCCAAAATCCAAAGTTAGGATTTCCTTCAGCAAATATAACTAATACTCTTGTGCCAATGTCCGGCGGCACTGCCCAAAATCCGTAACTTTTTTGAGTATTAGCATAACCATCTTCTATACCAACACCGCGGCTTGATGTAATTCCATAAAACGGAGACAGATATCTAACTGTTACTAGTTCCCCGCTGCGTTCTGGACTGTTGCCTGCACCTGTGTATTTGAGTAATTCTACTTCTAGATTGCCCATGTATTTAGGATCAAGATTGTTTACTACCAGTGCTTCATAAGGTCCTGAGTCTTTTACTATTGTATCTCTAGATGCGGTTCTTGTATAGTTTCCTGTAGTCATTATCTTCGTCCTGAACTTACTGGGCTAGGTGGTGTTGATCTAGTGGGCGTAGCTGCTGTACTAGTGCCCGGCGGAGGCGATCCTGTAATTACTGCACTATCAAAAGAAGTTGCGTCTGTGGTCCGGCCGCCTGTAAGTGCAGAATTTAATGCATCAGCATTAAACAGTGATGCTGCACGATCTGCTATACCTGCAATTGCGCCGGTTGGATCTGTTAGAAGATTTCCTACAGCACTAGTAACACTTGACTGTAGTTCAGCTACTTGGTTTAAAACTCCACTATCTAATTCTGGTGCAGGCACTGGAGTTTCTGAACCGCTATTAGTTATTGCCACATTAGCAGGACCTATATTACCATTAATTACAGGAGTTGCAGATGCCGGTCCAGTGCCGTGTATTGATAGGTCTTTGATTTTTTCGCCTGTTCTAAAATCATATCTGTCATCTAAAGGATCTGTGTTTCTGTACTGATAGACAGCACCTGTAGCAGGTGGTAGTATTGTAGACGTTAGTGGTCTTGCACCTGCGTTTCCACCTACATATGCACCTACACCTACACCTGCGGCTTGCGCGGCTGCTTGTGATCTAGGAGTTGTTCCAGTTGATGGAACAACTCCACTCGGGCCATCAGCGTTAACCGGTATAGTTGTCGAACCTCCTACACCTCCAGTTCTTATGTCTTCCAGTTCTTGATATATGGTATCAGTGCCTGCTTCTCTTTTTTGTATTCTATTAGGATCGTTAGGGCCAGGATCAACTTTTGATCTATTTAAATTGTCTCCTGAATAATAACTTTCTCCCTTTTGCACAGGTCGATGTCTTCCGTTCATAGCATATGGTACTGGCATACTTGCAAATTCTTGTGCCATTTTAATCATAAATCTATCAGTAGGTAATGTTCCAGCTAACCATTCATCTAATTGTCTAGCTTCTTTTAATAATTTCAATATTAG